ACCCTGACGGCTCTATATCAGGCGGCAATAAAGTATTAGCTATGCATCGGGCTATGGATATTATTAACTGGCAGAAGCATGGAACGTCCGGCAAACTAAGAATTTTATCTCAAGTCGTTCCGTTCATGAATGCGTATATTCAGGGTATGGATGTTTTAATTGGCGCTATACGTGGAAAAGCAATTAGTGGTACAGCAAAGAAAGAAGCCCAAGCTTTATTTCTACAAACAGCTATTAAGATTGCAGCGCTATCCATGTTGTACTCAATGTTAATTGCCGATGATGAAGAGTATCAAAAATTAGATGATAGAACTAAAGTAAGATCCTTTATTATCCCAGGTGCGGGCATTAAGATTCCTGTGTCTGCTGAAGTTGCGCTGTTAACAAAAGCAATTCCAGAACTTATGTATCAGTATATTACTCGTGAGGGTACAGCAACTCCGATGGATGCTACTAAACTACGTAATGAACTTGGCGTAGCTCTTCTTGATGGATTGTTAGGTCCTAACTTATTGCCACAAATTGCGCGTCCTACATTAGAAGCCATAACTAATTATAACTTCTTAACTGGTAGTCCACTTGTAGGTAGAGGCTTAGAAAATTTAAGAACCTCTGATCAATTTACAGAAAATACTTCTGAGCTTGCTAAACTTATTGGTAAGTCTGGTATTATTTCACCATTAAAAATAGATCATTTAATGAAAGGATACGGGGGCACTGCAGTTTCAGGCGTACTTTATGGCACTGACGCAGTAGCTAATGTGTTCTACGAAGATAAATTACCTACCACTCCATTACATAAAGTTCCAAGTATTGGCTCATTCTTCTACAACCCTAATGGTAAAGATCAACTCAATGATTACTATGACCTTAAAGATAGAGTAGCAGAAGTAGTAACTACATATAACCGACTAGTGAAGTTTGGTCATCAAAGTGACGCGTTAGAATACGCACAAGAAAATAAAGAAATGCTGTCTATCAAAACTCAAGTTAATGCTATTAATACAAACATGACTAAGCTTCGTGATTTCCGTAAAGCTGTAATTAATAGTAATATAAGTTCAGATGCAAAACGCGACCAGCTAGATAAAATTGATCTTCAGATTAATGCTATGGTTAAAAACATAGGAATGCTAAGGGTTCAAGCAGGACTTTAAGCAATACGCCAAGCTCTAACCCCAAGACATTCGTCTTTTATAGTTACAAACGCTTTTACTTTTACTCCCGCTCGTTTGGCACCCGATTCTAATGCATAGATCATAGGTGAAGGCTTTAAGGTGGGGACAAAGAAACTATCCCCTACACTCATTGCATCAAACGGAAATATCCACTCAGGTTCAGTAAGGTGACTCAGAATCTAATCCTTTTACATCATTTGGAATTGTATTTAAATCTATCTTATATACACGAGTAGTTGACTTACCTACATCTTTCCATCCTGCTGACATACGTTTAACTGAACTCTTGCCTGCATCAATGTCAATACCTAGCGCCATGATCTGGAATATAAACTCTTTCGTACTGATACTCATCTCATGCAAGTACTTATCAAACTCTGTTTTAGATATATACATTGTGTGAATATCGTTTTCAACACGAATAACAAACGATGTACGAGGTTCCATAACAATCTTATTGTCTTTGAATGCAAGAATACCTGTTTGGTTTCTATTAATATAGTCTGAAAGTATGGACTCATAGTTAACGCTATTAACTTTAACTACGTTGTCTCTAATCGCTACCATCTCAGCTACAATCTTGTGATAGATTCTTTCCAAGTCAAACTGAGTAATACCCGCAGCATTAGTTATTTCACCTGCAGTCATTGCAACGGATACTACGTTTTCATAGAATCGATACGCAGTGTCTTCTCCAAAGTTCTTCTTAAAGCGTAGGCACCATTTGTCGACAGCCTTGCTAATACCTGATTCACCTAGTTCATATACGCCCTTAATAAATTCAGGACCAGCCCAACCATAGTTAAATCTAAATTGATCAAATATATCTCGACCTAATGCAGAGTCATTTCTAAATGCTTCTGGTTTTCTTACAGTAAGTTCAATCAATCGTGCAACTTCGCCATTAGGATCTTTCTTCAATGTAACTAACTTATCATACAAAGATTGGTTTGATGTAAAGATTGCAACTAATGAAGCTGACATTTCGTGATCTCGTTCTGCGTTAACAGAAGCTTGCATTCTAATCTTTGATTTACCTTGTGATATTTTATGGATCAGCTGAGACAATGTTTTAGGTAAGATGTTACCTACTTCGTCTAACCCGAATGGAATATTATGTAGACCTAAGTACCGCCCAGTCATACCGTTCTCTGTTGCTTCTAACACTGATAAGTCTTTAGGATTACCCCATACACTTAGTGCTGCATATAAAGCGCCTGTCTTAGCTGCACCGGATTCACCTGTTAAACATATAGTGACACCTGATGTCGATGTATAGTCCATCAAAGCCGAGCCAAACCCTGTCAACATTGTAAATGCGTGAAGTTCTAAACTTGGTGTATTAAGTTTGTTTGCTGCTTCCTTCCATGCTTCGTATGTACCAGCTGTACTTAAATGCTTAGCGATACCTCGGCAAAGCGGAGAAGTCGGAGACGATACTTCTTTGCCATCTCGTAAATACTCCGTAGCACCAATTACAAACGATTCTCTATTAGGTGTCCAACCCATTTGCATACGCATGATTTCTGCGGGACTCTTGTTCATGAGGTATTGACCCCATTTAATTATGTAACTCATAAGATAACCTACTTCCTTGTTTCCTGGATTAAATAACACGCCGTTACTAGCAATGACCTCTTTAAATTTCTCTAGCGCATAAACATGCTTAATGGGCAACAAGAATTCTCTCTCAGGATCATTGGGTAACATGGCTTTCATAAGTAAGCATTCGCCATCACTGACACTAAAGATGCGTTTGACTGGATAGATATCATATAAAGAAACGATAGTAGGTTCTTTAGGAATCGGCACACCATCTCCATCATATTCTATAGGAGGCATATAATAAATCCCTCCGTTCTTTCCATATACAAACGGTTGAAGTTCTTGCGGAAGTCCGTTCAATCTAGTTAAAGCTTTAGATTCTGAATGGACTTGAATTTGTTGTACGACTGTTTCTACTACTGGTTCAGCAGGTTGAAACTCTTTTCCAATATTAATTGGGGTATTGACTTTTGTTTTAAATGCGCATCCTTCGCATCCACCGGGATTAACTTCTTCCATCGTTTTACAATAATAAGGTTTTAATCTACCGCCATCAGGTAGAATTGTTTTCCTAATTGTAGCGTCACGAGTATAGCCTGGATGATCCTCTGACATCATATGAATAGCTTCATCACCATCACTGCAATTCACAGCAATAGATAAGCCTGCTCTCCATACAGGTTCAGTTAGATTCTTTGAGTTCTCTAAAATAAACTTAATTTGATTACAGCCATCACCATTTAAAGATTTAATAGCTAGGTCAGAAAACTTAGTTTGATAATTATCAAGCTTAGCCGCTTTTCTTTGTTCTTCTGATAAGTTACCTCTAGGAATAGATGCAAGGATGTCGTCTTGACTTTGTACTATTTCACCTAGAAAGTTTTTAAACTCATCAAATGAATAGATGGGCATGTCTGTACCTATTACTTTAGTAGGTGTAGGAGGTTCAGTCTTTTGATTAAATGTATCTGGGCATCGTAGAATACGAGCCAAGTCTGCGGTAACTACAGGATCAATATTAAGTCCATGAGATAAGCAGAAGTTCTTAAACTTTTCAGCGTAAGGTTTCCATTCATCTGCAGGAATATCTTTATCAAACAACCAGTAAGCGTGAACACCACCACCTGAATCAATACGAACTGGCGGGGGTAATTCATTAGCTTCTATAAATGTATCAATGGCATCTAATGCATCTTGCTTAGTATCATATCCTTTGCCTTCACCTACATCTAAGTCTACAAAGAAAGACCTTACAGATTTAGCTTCATCTGCTTTACGACTATAGCCTTTGAATGAACTCATGGCTACAAAGATATTAGTCTTGGTATTTTTTTTAGATGTTACGAAACTTTCTAAGTCGTCAATTGATTCTACGAATTTGTGTTTTGTTGTTTTGTCAATCGGATCTATGGTTGCTACGCAGTAAATGCCAGTCGAGGGTAATGCTTTTTTATAAAATTCTTTAATCATAATTGCAGTGACTTTCTATTTTTTTAGTCAACAGTTCTCCAACGTACAAATGTACGGTTTTTTCGGTTTATATCGGAGCAAATCTATTTTACTACGTTTTTATATTCTGTCGATAACTTTCGCATCAATAAAGTTTTTAGCCTCGTTTAGTGACATAGCAGGTAATCCGCCATTGTCAAGATCCAGCTTAACTAACTCTATAAATTTAGCTATCTTTTCATAATTCTTTTCTCTAACGTATTGACCTCTGAACCAACTATGTATAGACATTCTTGATACATTGAAGGCTTTAGCTACGTAAGAGGTAGGAAGGTTTGCTTTCACACAAACCTTACCCAGTTGAACTCCGATCCTTGTGGGATCAGCTTTGTTTAAATCAAGTAAAAATCGTTCGCTATAAGGACGTGCCATATTATCCCCTTATGACTTAACAGACCATTTATTGATGATGCTACTAACATCAGCTTTAGGCGCCTGTGGTTGTGCAACGGTTGATTCTCTTAATACAGGTTCAGCTACATCTGTCACCGGCGCAGTTGGTGTTGTTTGCGTAGGGGTTGGTGCTACCGCTGCTTGAGGCGCTTCAATTTTTAATAGATCCTCTTCAGGTTGGTACACACTTAATTTAATGTAATTTTCCGCAGCTGTACTTTGTCCTACTTCTTCTATCACTGGTATCACTTCTGGTGATACAGCACCTGTAGCTTGGAAAAGAATACGTGGATGTTGAACTGCTGTGTCGAATTGCATACGCGTCACTACAACGTTATTGCTGATACCGTTTGAAGCTAAGTATCTAACATAAGGTTGGAACGGACGACGACCTGCTTCTTCTGAACCCCAACATGATTTACCTGGGATCACTAATTGCATAACTTCTTTTGGATCGTTCGGTAAAACAACTGCTGTTCTCCAGTGTAGACGACAGCCTGGGTTTGCACCTTTGATACTATGTGGGCATTGATTACATGCAGGCGCTTGAGGTTCTTTAACTTCTTTATCAGGCACGCGTGAATCTGATGACCAGCATGAAGGGGTTACTTTCTCTCCTTCTTTATATGATGATGCATAAAATATTCTATGTGGGTTGTGTGCCATACGGACAAAGATAACATCCATAAAGCGTTCATCAATGGCACCCATTTCTTTACCATTAACATATTTTCTAAATACTCCGCCTTTGATAGAGATACGTTTGCTACTTGAACCGGCACCGCCAGCGACAGCTAATGTATCTTCGTTAAGACCTTTAGTAACTAATTGTGAACTTTGTTGTAACTGACTGATTAAATCTGTACTCATAATAACTCCTTATCGACTCGTTGGTTTTCTAACTATGATGCTGTATTCTCTAACAGAACTAATACCTGGTGGTAATCCTTCTGCTTCCTTACCTTGCATATACTCTTTAAAGTTTCCGTTGTGTATACGTTGTTGCAGTAACTCTAATGCGTTGTGTTCTATAATATACTGTTTGAATTCATCCCAATTACTGCAGTTGTATTGTTCTTTAACTGTCTTAGTAATGGTGCCGTTGTTTGTTCTTAAGCTTTCTACTTTTAGTTCATTACATTCATCAAGCATAAAGTGTTCTAGCTGTTTCATTTCCGATTCTAATTCTTCTTTCTTCAGCATATATTGCCTATATAGATTATCACTAGCATTACGTATTGTCAAGTACGCTTTGACTAATTCATCAAGTTTAGGACTTTCTTGTATTGGTTGATCTACTACTTGTTCTTCACTCATAATTACTCCTCTATTTTTTTACCATAACTAAATAATGACTGTTTGGGTACTAGGAATGCTTTCTTTGATGCGGTATCCCCAGTGCCTACAAACTCCACGAACTTTAACTTATTTAAAAATATACAATTAACTATATCCATCGGCTTCATAATGACAAAATCAATATCATCGTAGAACACCCAATAGTCTGCAGTCGTTGACATAAGTCCTGATGGTTTACCAAACATCTCTATTTCAACTACAATGTTCCCTGTATTATTACTCATCGGGTCATACTTAACTTCTACAGATTCTTTTAACTCGGGTACCCAGACATCGTACCCTTTATACTTATGTATCAATGAGGCTGAAGGATACTTCTTCCTAATCAAGTCTAGAAATTTTAACTCTATCTTGATACCTCGTTGCAAATCTTCTTGGAATGTGTTAGCTATGATTCAATCTCCTCTCGATAAAGATCAACTAATTTAGTATGCATATCTACTTTACCTTGTAGCATAGCGTACATCTTCTTCTCTACTTCTGAACCCTGTAAGTGAACGACTGTCATTTTATTAATCTGACCTACACGATCCATACGTGCGATACATTGTAGATACGTTTCAACCGACATTACTGGAGACCAAAAGACTACCGTGTCAGCTCTTGTTAATGTGACACCATGTGAAGCTGATTGAGGTTGAACTACTAAGACTCTAGGTTCATCCATCGTTTGAAACATATTAATAATTTGTGCTCGTTGGGTAGCTGATACATCGCCTTGAATAATCGCAATGCTGACGTTGTTATCTGTTAAGTGTCTAGCTACAACTTCTATCGTATGTCTATAAGGAACAAAAACAATAACTTTCTGTTCTGTTTCTTCGATGACCTCGTCTAACGCTTTAAGTCTTGTACTAATATCAAACTCAATGACTTCTCTCTTATCCGTGTAGACTGCACCGCCTGAGATCTGGAGTAGTTTATTAAGTCCGGCTGCAGCATTCACAGCACTGACTTGAGTACCCGCTGTCTCAATCATCATTTGTTCTTTAAGCATCTTGTAATACTTCTGTGCTTGTGGGGTCAGAGGCACATCTCGTGTTTGATACATCACATCAGGTAAGTCCAAGCAATCATTCTTAGCGAACCGAATAGCCGGTTGTAATACTTTAAATACTTCGTGACGTGCGTTTGTTTTCGGTATCCATTTGAATCTTGTAATCTGAGTCATGACTTTGTCACGCCATGCCATACTAAACTTAGGTACGTTCTGTGGGCATACTAAGCGAGCAAGTCCATAAGCATCTACAGGGGACTGGGATGCAGGTGTCCCTGTTAACATCCATAACATCGTTTCAGGTTTAAGAAGTTTAGCCAGCGTCTTCCAGCGCGTAGTAGAAGGGCTCTTATATGCATTGGCTTCGTCAACCACGATCAAATCAAAGTTACCCTTTTCTATATCTTCGCGAACAATCTGAACGCCGTCATAATTAATTACTACGAACTCGTATCCGCCGTCAATAATCTTTTTTCGTTTGGCAGCTGTACCATGTGCAACCGCGATAGTTCGATGCATAGCTGTGTTCATTACGTCCGATTGCCACGCTGAATACATAATAGATAAAGGACATATGACAAGAACTCTTTTAACTAAGCCTTGTTGCATTAAATAATCGGCAGCCCAAATAACAGACGAGGTCTTCCCAGTGCCTGCTTCGTTAAAACAAAATGCACGGCGATTGATACTTAAAAATTCTGAGGTAGCTCTTTGGTGATCGAAGGGTCTATACAATCCAGGAAAATTATAATCTCGTGAAATGGGAGAAGGAAGATTACTTCGGAATGAAACGAGCTGGTTTAACTTTGTCATCTCAGGTACGCCCCAGAAGACAATCATGTCTGCTAAGTTACCACGCCATTCAATAACTTCTGACTTCTCAATATTGCTTGTGATATGTGGAACGATGTGTTCCGGCACGGTGATTTTTAATGCGGTATTTTCTATAAGTTCCATACTAATCCAATTAACTAATGTATTAACTCGTTATACTAATCCTGTAGTATATCAGTGCTACTTATAATGTCAAGTATAACTTAACACTTATTTCATTGAGCTATCTTTATTTCTTTTGAATGATCTGTTCTTACTTGGGGCTTCTAATTTAATACCATCTTTATTAGATCCACCTTTTGATAGCGCTTTAACATGGGCTACATCTTTGCCTTTGCGTGCAACACCTTTAGCATCAAGCTTACGACGTGCGCGTTGGCGTTCCATACGGGATTCGTGTTCACCACGGGCAACCTGTTGGGAGTATTCGAGTTTATAGGGTCTTGGTTTTTTAGTATCAGCCATATTGATATTATATCATGCGCGATTAAAATCACAGGACTTGACTGGACAATATTTGCATAATGGTGTAGGGTTTGGCGCCCATACATTATTGTCATATGAGCTATCAAGGCGCTCTAAAGGTCCATAAAACTTTTCCCATGACTTGTCAATATCTTTTCTTTCATACTCTTCTGTGATAAATGAATTGTGCATAACAAAGAGAAGTCCAGCTTTAATCTTATTGACTTGGGGGAAATGCGCAAACGTCATGAGAGACATAAGCCTTAACTGTTTAGGGTCGGGATACTTATTACTGCCAGTTTTATAATCCACAATGAAAGCATAATCGTTATCAACGATAAGTAAATCGACAATGCCACGAACCCAACGTTTAGGATCAGTGAAGTCGCATACCGTACGATCTTTATTAAGAGCCATTTCATACTCAGGATACTTAACCCCAGGGATAGCAATAAGGCTATCAACTGCATCTTTAAATCTAAGATAATTAACCGCAAGTTCTTTTCCGTCTTTAACATAATCCTCAAGAGCTTTATGTACTTCTGTTCCGTATACCATTTTCTCTGATGGAATAATTTCGTAATTCTGTGCGACTTTAATTTCATAGTATTGTTTAGGGCAATTTTGATATTGCTTGAGGGATGAGTATGACCAAGTAAAGTCAGCCATTATTCAGCTTTCTTTTGAACTTCGCCTGTTGATTTATTAAGTTCATATTCAGTTTCTTCAGGTTTCTTCTTCCTAAAGATTAAGTCAAAGTTCTTTTCAAACATATCTGAACTTGGTTTACTGTGAATAAAATCACCTGTGATATCGTTACGTGCAGTCTTTTTCATTACCATACCCATGATACGAAACTATCTCGTATCCCTTTCGTCACTGGATTAACTTTATGCGGATACAAAAAGTTAGACGGGAATATTAATACATCCCCTTGTTTTAATTTAATTTCCATGTCGTTAAACATGATAAATTCCCCACCTTCATAATCATCATTAAGAAACCCTACGATAGATAATGTAGGTATGCCTTTCATTTTACCATCAAACATGTCATGAATATGATCACAATGTTTAGCCATAGTCTTGCCTTCTCTATACCGATTAAATCTTATATGAGTAAAGCCTTGCCATCCATTAAAGTAATCATTCTTAAAGTCGGTTAAGATATACTGGCTGATAGCTTCCCATACTTTTTGAGTTAGTTTATCTCTTGTAGCTATGTTGTCCCATGATACGTCTAGTTCTTGTTCCCCACTTTGAGTCACATACTTACCATCGGCATTATAAAATACATGTTGTTTCCATGTAGCTTCATCTATTTCTTTTCTTACCTGATCGCATAATTCTTTGTCAAGCCAAGGATATACTTTAATATAGTCTGTTAGCTTATCCATTTTTAAATTCCGTTAATGACTTGTTATCACCAAGCGTTCCTTTAATGAATGAATTAAATGCAAGGCTAACTCTTACATCATCTGCTACTACATCTTCTACATGATGCGTTAGGCTTGAAGGAAACATAACTATGCCCCCTGTCTTAACATTGAACCACCATGAATCTGAATTCATAATATCAAAAGTATCTGTCATTAATTGAAGTTGTTTGTAACCCGCTCTATGAAATGTAATCTTATCTTTGGTAGAGTCAGTAGATATATAAAGCACGCCTGAAATAAAACTATTTGGATGTTCATGCTTATGATGGAATTCACCCTTCTTAGTCCAATTAAGCCATGACTGCGTAACAAAAGCTTCAGCAGGAAACTTAGGTTTATACACTCTTTTAATATATTCATTAAGTTGTTCGGTAACAAACTTATTTAAGTCCGCCATCTCAGGCTCATTAAGTATATAGTTGTTATTAGATGTAACATTACCTACATTACGATTGGTAGATGTTGAGTGGCTTTCTATGTATGCAAGTTCTTCTTTAGTGAAGTCTCTGCCGATGCTATTAAACATGACAGGAGTAGGAAATAGTAATTCAAAGTTTGGTTCATTCATAATTAGTCTGTATGTCCTTTAATAAGTCATTGAAGCTTAACTCATCTTTATTTTTAGCAAATTCAATGCTCATTAAGTATCGGGTCGTTTCAAAATTATACACCGTATGAGGCACTTGCGTATTAAATAAATAATAAGTACCAGGTTTATATTTTAGCTCTTGTATAGGAGAAACGATTTGATCTGTGTCAAACTTAAACGCACAAAAACTTCTAGTATTGGGGGTAAGTAACATGTTAATCCCTACGCCACGTCTTGTATCTGTATGCCAATCATAACAAGTATAAGGATCGTACTTTAATATACCCGCAATAAAGTTATATCTATGGGATAACCATATAAAGAATGGGTCTTCATATAAAACTTCAGGCGGTATAAGTCTTGCACCGAAATGATAGTAGGGTAGCCATTCACCCGGGGATATCGCTATGTCAAATAGCTTATCAGTGATGGTAGATTTCTTACCTATCTCGTAGTAGGGTTTCATAAGTTTTTAATATCCATTTTGCAAATTTAATAAGTTCTTCGGGAGTCGCATTACCTTTCATTGTATTAGCTTGATGACTAATCACTTGTATATTTCCTTTTGTATATCCTTTAGTATTATCTATCCTATCTATAGAAGGAGAATTATTATGTGGTCCTGATCGTACATCTACGCATATGTGTTTAATAATCGGTATGTCTAATATAGGACAAGTCTTAGGGATTTCAACATCTACAGCTTCTATATTAAATTCTAACCCCCGTTTAATTGCTCTTTGTCTAGCACCATTCATCAATACTCTATGAGGGTACTTTAATCTCCATGCTTTAACTCTTGCATAAATTTTATCTTTATTCTTTTCTCTATATGCTTTTTTATTAGCACTCTCCATAGCTTGCTCCATGATGTGCTTCACACGCTACGGGTAGCCCTGTTGCCCAGATAGGAGGAGTTGACATAGTGGACGTAATAAAGGAGAGAGCTTCATCCACTTCTATCTCTGGAACAACATTGACTACCGCATCGTGAACAGTGAGCACAGGTCGATACTTCTTATTAATCTCTATCATCTGTTCGCCTACAATGATTCGTGCTAGTGCTTGAACTACATTCTCTACAACTGATCCGCCCCATATAGAGTTGACACCGCGTCTAGACTTATATGTGAATTTAGATTTAGCTTCTGAGGTATCCCATTTAAGATCAGGATAATAGATATACAGTCCGTTAGGTAACTTAATACCTTTAGGCGTAATGAGTAAAGACTTGTGTGCATCTAAATAGTAAGGTGCTTTTCCGTCTTCCCATGATGACATGTCTTGTAGCGCATCATCACATGCTTTCCATAAGTCAATCACTTTATTATTAACTTGGCGATACACACCTACTAAGCGTTTACATTCTTGGTCATCTAAATCCACACCTGCCGATATCTTTAATGTCTGTTGTAGTTTAGTTGATCCAGTGCCATAGCCTAATCCTAGAATACAAGTCTTGCCTACCGCACGTTCAGTCTTATCATCTTTAGTAATCGTCTTGCCATAAATCTTTGATGCGAATTCTGAGTATACATCTCGACCTTCTTCATACCATTTAACGACATCGTTCTGTCCGGCTAACCATACAAGAACTCTTGCTTCAATTTGGGATGAGTCACAGTTAATAACTCGATGTCCCTCAGGGGCTATGATTGCATTCTTTAAGGCTTTCTTTTTCTTATCTCTTGCTGGTAAGTTTTGGAAGTTAACTTTGTCCGATCCTGCCCATCGACCCGTATGTGCGCCGTAATACTTAAGAGGAATAGGCAACTTGCCCTTATTACGCGACCCAATACCGATGAACCTTTCAATTCTACTCTCCTCAATAGTTGACTTTGTACCTAACCTTACTCGACATAGTTCTTGAATGAAAGGATCTTCATGCTCGCATAAATCTAAAAAGCCTTGATCACCTTTAGCTAAAGCGAAGGTATCTTTGCCGGTTGCAGGACTTACCTTGAGTGGAACTACAACACCTAGCTCTTGTAGTATCTCGGCAAATTGTTTATTACTCGCGAGCTTTGCCCTGACGCATTCCTCAGTCTCACACTCCATCCGAATCATTAAACCTTTTAATAGCTCAGACTTTTCAAGTTGGACTTCTTCTAATCTATCTTGCAGTAAGCCATCGTCGACTTCTAGGACTGGCTCGGTATACATGCGAAGGGTTAAGTCAATCAGTTTGATCTCGGACTCTGGGAATTCTGGGGCTAACACTTGGAATAATTTGTAGGTAAGTTCTACGTCGTTCTTGCAGTATGAACCATATTGCACTAAGTCAGCAACACTAAAGTCTTCCAGTCGTTTACCTTTGGCGTCAACGACCTCTGTTCCTTTGCGACCTAGATTGTATTTCTCCACAAGAAAAGCGAGACTTCCACCCACGTCCACGCCATGTTTAGCACGTGCCATAGACAACGTATCCAAATAGACAGCAGGAATGATATTAAAAATGAATGAAAGAATGCCTCCGTCAAACTGCGTGTTGTGACATAAGAGGACAGAGCTTTTCCAATCGATTGTATCCAGCTCTTGCTTAATTGCATTGTGTGTGCCTGTAACCCACTTTGTTTCCCCATCATCAATCTTAATACCCACGCCGATGACTTGGAATTTATCATGTCGTATATACTCTTCGGTTGTAAAGTTAGTGAGTGAGAACCCTGTTTCATAAAAGGTCTCAAAGTCTAGTGTAACTAGTTGCATGTATGCTTTCTATAAGATAGATAGTACGACTACGAACACAAGGAATAAACCTAGCATAATTCTGTTAGTCATCTTTTCGTCTTGTTCTATTTTATCTTCGCTTTGGTATGTTCCGCCCCATGCCTCTTTAGCTGAACGAGGTGTAGGTTTACCGAGTGCGTCGGGATTAAAGAATCTCCAACCTTTTTTAGAGTTCTTTTTAAAGACTTTCATTTGCCATGCTTCAAATTCTTTTATAGCTAATCTTGCGGATGGATCAAAGTTATTGGTTGTTTCCATTTCAATTCTCCTTTTTCTTTTGATAGCTTTCAAATTCATTTCGGCATTCGATTGAACACCAACGTCTGTCATCTTTAATTGGTTCTTCACACCATATACAGTTCCCTGTTTGATTAGAAGGTTTTTTGATTTGGTCATGTGCGTTCCTTATCCCAACATCGATTGCATGTTGCATTAAATCGTTAGCTACATCAGCTTCGTCGCTCATCTTGTAGCTTTCTTAGTTTGAGCCCGTTACGTAATCCTAGTGGCATGGGTTGAGGTAATGTGATATATCCACTATCCTGTAAATATTTTAGTCTAGATCTGCTGACAACACAGTTCTGTATAATTTCTTTCAACGTAATTTCAGGGTGAGACTCAATATACTCAGTGAGAAACTTTGCTTGTCGTTGATCATCTAATACGGTATACATTAAAACAAACACTCCCCTACTAATTTAAATAAATCTTCTTTGACTTGTTTTACTTTCTCAAGTCTGATTACTTTAGCATGTGGGTTGTTATCTGTAAACCATTTAGCTTCCTTGACAGACCATCTATATTGGCGTATGACTTCACCTTCATCATCTACGACCGCATAACTAAATGGAATCATCTTCCCACCTCGTTTTAAAGTGCCACCATTGTTTTCTTAGTTTGTTTATTTTATCGTAAACTCTTTTATTCTTGTCAGATGTTCTCGCCTTAACAACACGTTTTCTTAAACTAAATAAACCTTTAACCTGATATACAATCATTAGAGAGTTCTTTGCTCAAAGCATTCAAGGTGGGACTTAACATAAAAGTTAGGTCTGATCTCTTCATATAATTCACCTTGCACACATTTAAGATTCATGCTGTATTTCTTTTGTGTATGCGCGTATTGCATGACTGCCCACATTAAACAACATCCAATAATAAATCCTACTATGCTATATCCTGTGCCTTCATATTTGTCGTTCATACTGTTCTCCTATATGTTCTACTTATTCTACACATTTTGTAGCCATGTGCAACATTAACTAAATTACATTTTGTGATAGGTTTGTTGTTGGCTTGTAGGTATTGCTCGCCCGCCAATTGAATGCCACCTTGTATGGCTATGTTGGTCGCTACTTCAGCACATCCGGTTAAACTAAAGACCATTAAAAGCATCAGCAAGTCTTTGAGTAGACTCCCGATAACTTTTGATTCCTGTAATCTTTTCAGCATTAGCTTCATCTTTATATAAAGGAGTGATGACTATATTATGTTTCTTGGTTGGCAAATCGCGAATCCAAGAGAGTTCTACCGGTCGTGTCTGCATGATTGATGACCATACAAGTTCGCCGTCACTATTGAATTCCTCGATTGCCCATGCAAAAGGTTGTTTAAGGGTTGTTTGCATATCTGCTATCGCCTTGTTTATAAAATATTAAATGTGACCACTTTACCACAGGTTTTAAATTATACCACGACTTTGGCTTCTTAATCGTAGTATCGTGAAAGTGTGTCGCCCCGTAACTATAATCTACTTCTAATCTATGTAATACTCTGTATGCTAAATTTCTATACTCTTGTCGGATCACCGAAGGTGGCTTGGTTAAACCATACCAACTAAACTGCGCGGGTCTCTTCATTTCATTGCATACTTCTTTATGATTAAACTCGGCTCTACGCATTAAAACGTAGCCTACGGCGATTTGCGCTTCGCGTGGCTCATGAGCGGACTCCATGTAAATGGTTGTAGCTAGGCACAGTAAGGCTTGGTCAAGCATAAGCTTCCCCCTTCTTCTTTGTCACTGGTTTCAGTGAACTTCTTTTAGGATTGGTTTTCTTCCACGTGAGAAATAAGGTGATTAAGATACCAACGCGCCTTGCGTAAGTCCTCAATACCATTCTTGTTATTCCAACGCCACATATACTTTAGTATGTTGCCCGTGTCAGTGGCTTCAATACCTCGTAGATGTTTGGTTGCTTCTGCGATTGCGTCGATGCACTCGATCGAACCTTGAGTGTAATGTGATGGGTGGTTAATAATATCTCCCGCACCCGTATGTTTTACTGCTTTACTTCCTGTGTAGCTATTCAATATCTTCTTTAACCTAGTCATTCAATCTCCTTTACTAGAGTCAATAGTGCCTCTATATTATCCTCATTTACCACGATTGCCAAGCCCTGATTGCGTTGTATCTCTTTTATGTTGTGTTTTTGCAACAACGTAGTTTCGTTCTTTCCGGCTTTACATTCTATACCAATGAACCTTCCTTTATAGCAAGCGATGATATCCGGCACTCCACTCCTACCAAACCCCCCACTCATTGGGGAAAAGTGATATGCGCCAATGCCATCTAATATCTTCTTGACTTGCTTCTTTACTTTGGCTTCGGGTTTCATATGGTAGGTATTACATTCAACTCTGATTGACTCGATGTCCATACCGCACCGGCTTCGTTACCTTCATCGTCTGACATGGCGACTATCCAATGACCGTCTTCAAACTCAATAACAATCCCGTTCTTAGTCCATGCCAAGTCCTCAGTTTCCCTATCGTTTAGGTATCTCACACGTCGAATGGTTTTACCGACGAGAAAGTTACTTGCTAGGTTACCCCAATGTTCTCTAAGTTCTGCCTTATTGTGATCCATCAATTCGCTCTGTTCCATTTTGTTTCTCCTTTTTAAATCGTTCTGCGCCTGTGGTTATCATGCGGGCGTATGCACTTGCGTCTTCCAACGCACTGTCTTCAAACATTGATTGCTCTTGTATGGCGTATTCCAAGTCTTGATCAATCTTCACAGACACCTCCGATACATGCGCGTGCTATGATTTCATTTTCTATATCGTTGTATGCGTCTGCTTGCACAAGGTGATCCGCGTGTTTCTTTTGTCTGTCATATAAACTATGATCCACTTCCGTTGCATATGCCTTGACGACCATGCCTTTTTCTCGTAATGGCTCTGAGATTATGGTAGCAATGTGATCACTCGGTTCAACACCCCATTTCTTAACTTCTTCATACTTTGTTTCTTCCATGCTTA